TTTGCTGATTATTCAGATAATAACTTTGGTGCACAAGTAGATGATTTTGGAGAAATAAACTCACCAGCACAAGTAGACGATTTTACTGACTATAGCGACAACGACTTTGGTGCACAGGTAGACGACTTTGGTGAGATAAACACACCGGCACAAGTTGATGACTTTGGCGAATATAGCGATAATGACTTTGGCACAGAAGAAGAGGATTTTAGTGACTTTGCAACCCCAGAAGAAGTAAATCCTTTTGGAGTAGATGATTTTGGTGATGCCGAAGCTGCACAGTTTGATGAGTTTGGTGACCCGTTAAGGGCTCCAGAAGAAGTAAATCCTTTTGGAGTAGATGATTTTGGCGACCCTGAAGCGGCACAGTTTGATGAGTTTGGTGATCCGATACTAGCGCCTGAGGATCGTGTTGATGCCGACGGAGAAAGTTTAGTTGGAGATGATCCAACAGGAGAATTTGACGATTTAGATGGCGTAGATGGAGTTGAACAGGCTGCAATTAGTCAACAACAAGAAGCTGCTCTACAAGCACAAGCACTGAAAGCAAAAGCACAACAACAACAAACTGTTAGTGAAATGCGTGAAGCATCTGGTGTTAAGAATGCAGATGGCGATTGGCGTGTCAAGCTCCGATTAGCTCCGCAAGCAACTTATTTGTATCAAGCACCTGATCCAGGCATACTTGCACCACTTACAGAAACAGACGGAATTATATTTCCCTATACTCCAAGTATCGATATACAGTACAGAGCAGAATACAATGCATATTCTCCAACACATTCAAACTATCAACACTTTTTTTATCAAGGGTCAAGTGTAGCAACTGTACAATTAAACGCTGATTTTACTGCACAAGACACTGTTGAAGCAGAATACCTACTTGCAGTTATACACTTCTTAAAAAGTGCAAGCAAAATGTTCTACGGACAAGATGCTCAAAGAGGATCACCACCTCCGTTGTTGTATCTCACAGGCTTAGGCGAATACCAGTTTAACGAATCACCATGTGTGATAAGTGAATTTAATTACAACCTTCCTCCTGATGTTAACTACATACGTGCAAGAAGCAAACAGATACAACGTGATGGACAATTGCAATATCGAAAACCACTAGCAACCAGTGTAACAAACGGAAATTTTTCAAGTTTGACAAGGCTAGCAACTGCGGCTACTAATGCAATAAATGGGAAAAGTGACCCTATACGAGCAGGTGCAGAACCAACCAAATTAGGCATAGATAAACTTGGTACAAAAGGAGCAACCTATGTTCCAACAAAAGCAACAATAAGTCTAGTGCTCAACCCAATTGTAAGCAGACAACAGGTAAGTCAACAGTTTAGCCTCAAAGAGTATGCAAACGGAAATCTAATTAAGAAGGGAATGTGGTAATGTCAACTTCATATCAGAATACCAGCCCATATTTTGAGACACCGGTAATAAACAATCAGTATCTTGGATTGATGATCGAACGACCTATACCAAAATTGGTGGACGACTTGTCGATGACTATCAATGAAACATATAACCTACGTCCTGATTTATTGGCGTTCGACCTATATGAAGATTCAAATCTATGGTGGGTATTTGCTATGCGTAACCCAAACCAATTGCCAGATCCACTGTTTAATTTTGTCACTGGAACCACAATCTATCTACCACAGAAGTCCACATTACAAACAGTATTAGGTATCTAATATGACAACCCCGGCAGAATTAAATGCGGCCAGACTTAGTCAACAACTAGAGATAAACAGGCAAAAAATTGCAGTAAAAGCTCTACAGGCAAGATCTCGCAACGGATCAAAGTGGGATGACATTAGAGACGACTGGAACACTAGTGATGAAATTATTAAAACAACTAGAAGCACACTGACAAATCTAAACGGACAAAACGAAGGACTAAAAAATCAACCAGGATATGTCAGTACAAAAGTTAAACTGACAACAAATATAGTTGAAACAAACGTACTTACAAACGAATTGATTGTTGTCCAGAAACAGGCATTTTCAAATACAAAGAAAACATCAATTAGAGAAAACATTACCAAAGACAGTGCCGGGACAATCGTTGCTAGGGAGCAAATTTATACTAGTGAATTTGCAAGGTTCACTACGCCCAATATAGATGATGATCAAATTATTAAAACAATTGAAGGAAAAGGACCTGAGATTTCTTCATATCTTTCTAGTAGCGTTAAACCAACAAATGCAAGAACAACTGCACTTTCAGGTAGAAACAATGAACAACTAGGCGATCTCAAAGGATCAGGATCAACCAGTACAGTTGGTGGAGCTTCACCTGTAAAAAAAGTTGGACAAACACAAACAACCGCAGTAAGCTCGTCAACAGGCAGTGCAGTTATACCACTTAGTGGTAATAACAAAGCAGGTGGTGGTGGTGGTGGTGGTGGCGGAGTACAGGTAGCACCAGGTGATGATGCACAGACCATAAAAAAGAACCAGGTTGGCAATGCTATACAAGCTGATAGTGTTGAAGGCAGGACTGTGGTTGCTCAAGAATTTCTAAACAAGATTGATCCAACTCCTAATCCATTAATGGGACTAGCAAGTCAAACCTATAGTATATCAATTTATATGATGAATCAAACTGAATATGCTGATTTTCTTGGCACTGATAAAAAGACATTACCAACTAGACAACTTATATTGCAATCAGGCGGTGCTAAACCAGAAGAGAGAAACAGATATTTTGATGTAGATTTTTACATTGAAGATGTTGAAATACAAACACTTTTAACCAATCAATCAGTGGGATCTCCTCACAATGTTACAAATATAACTTTTAATATCATGGAGCCACAAGGTATTACTTTTTTAGAAAGGTTAAAGAAAGCAACCACTGAACATATGAAAGACACCAACATCAATATCAATGCACAGAACTATCTGATGGTAATACGTTTTTATGGATATGATGAATTTGGTAACTTGGTTACCAAACAGACTGCACCAGCTGCCACCGCCTTTGCACAAGAAACAGCGAATGAATTTGCTGGTGGACAAAATCTAGGCGAATTTGAAACCACTAGCGATCCTAATTCTCTAGTTGAAAAATTTATACCATTTCAGTTTACTAGTATTACCTATAAGGTTAATAATCAAGCAGTGGTTTATAGTTGTAAGTGCGTTGCTCCTATTCAATTAATAGGATATTCAACTGCAAGAGGTACAATACCTTTTAACTTTCAACTTAATGCTTCAAGTGTTAAAAAGCTGTTGAATGGCAACAGTGAACTGCAACCGTTAGTACCATTGGTAACACAAACTGGAACGAAGGTAGATCCGAGATTTAGAAGTGCCACTGGACCCATTGGGTCCGATGGGCTTGTAGCTCAAGAACAAACTGCATCAGTGGAACAACAACGTGCAGGCAAACTTGGACTCGCTGATCGAACTGTCACATCAGGACTATGCGATGCATTAAATGAACACCAAAATATGATTGCAAAAAAGAATGGCAGTATTGCAGACCAGTATATTATTGAAATTGAAGATGTACCCGGCTTGATTGATGCCAAAATGCGGAAGGATGGATTGGTTGATAAAACCAGAGCACCAATGCAGATGTCTAGCAATCCAAACGAACAAAAAAACATGGAAAAACAGGCATTAGATAAGGATACAAAAGAATACAGTATCAGTGCTGGTACACAGATTGTACAATTAATTGATCAGGTTATGAAAAATTCCACATATATCACTGCTCAACAAACAATTGCTTTTGACGAAGTTACCAATAAACAAATTATACGTACTGCCGCCAAAACAGTACAGTGGTACAAAATCACACAAATAGCAGCTCCGATAGGATATGACCGTGTAAGGCAAACTTATGCATACCAAATAACATATAGAATATCAAGGTATCAAATTAATACACCAAGGTCACCTTATTTTCCAACTGCTATGTACAGGGGAACACAGAAGCTATACAATTATTGGTTTACTGGACTTAACACTGAAATTTTAAACTTTGAAATTGAATCTAAAGCAAACTATTTTGAAATTATGGGCAAAGATGGACTAGTCTCAGAATCTGATGTGCAGGTTGGTGGAGATGCAAGATATGCAGAACAAAGATTTTTTCAAAGTTCACCAGACTCTAGTACTCAAGGGGCATCAGGAGATGCTGGTCGACCAGCGGCTCAGTTGGCAGCTAGATTGTATGCGCCAGCAGATGTTGCTAAAGTACAAATGACTATTGTTGGTGATCCAGATTTTATTCTTCAAAGCGAATTATTCTACAACACACATAGTCTTGCGGCATTTGAACCTGATGGTAGTGTTAACGCAAATGCCGGCGAAGTACTATTTGAAGTGCGTTTTAATCGCGTTACTGATTACGATATGGCCACTGGTGAAACTCCGGTAAACCGCAACAATGTAGACAGCGAAATCACTGGAGAAAAAAATCTAGCACAGGAAAGTGCAGTGTATTGTTTGCTAACAGTTGTTAATAAATTTGCTAAAGGAAAATTTACACAAGAACTTAACGGTGTAATACGAGAATTTGGCGCAGCAATCAATAGTCCAAAACAAAAACAAATTGAAAAGAACGTTATTGAAGATCCAGGATTAGATGCATTTGGCGGAGCAGGTGAATCAGTAAGACCTAGTAAGAATGTTATTCCGCCTGGAGCTCGTAGTAGTAGACAATTTCAACCAAATGCTGGTCAAGATCCGCGAGCAGGAAACTTTAAAACTGCTGAAACTATCAACGGATCTAAAACCAACACTCAAAAGAAAGAGCCATACAGCAGTGCTCTAGTAAATAATGCAACAACTGGACGTATTGCAAAACTACCAGATTCAACTGTAAATTACACAGATGGTGCAGATGTTACGCCAGGAGAAGCAGAATGGACACCACCAGGGGGTTTTCCAAAAACACCCAATGTACAACCTAAACCTGGAAGTAATACTGTAAGTGATGATGCTGGTTCTAATACTGGATTTCAAGGATCGTTGTTAAAAAAGAAAACGCAACGTGCTTTAGAAAGATCAAAACAGAGAGTAAAGGACGGTGCAAAAGTAGTTAGTGGCGGTGGAACTGGCACAAATTCAAGTGCATTTAGATAGGACAATAAATGGCAGAAAATTATCAAAGAAGTAAAGGTACACCCGGTGCATATAAGACGTCCAAAGGCGGAACACCAGCTGAATCGGGTCCGTTTATTGGTGAGGTAACCAATAACATTGATCCTACTCGATCTGGCAGACTGCAAGTTTATATTGAATATATTTCAGGTGACGATAAGAACAACACAGATTTATGGCGTACAGTAAGTTATATTTCACCCTACTACGGATACACACAACAAAGTGCTCAGCAACCAACTGGTCCAGGAAGTTTTACTGGCAACAATCATAGTTACGGGTTCTTTGGTACACCACCTGATCTTGGAACAAAAGTACTTTGCTTCTTTGCCGACGGTGACCCAAACAAAGGCTATTATGTAGGTATGCCAATATCACCCGGTCTAAATCACATGGTTCCGGCAATTGGCAGTAGTAAAAAGTATGTAGACGATAGTGGTTCACCGCTATTTGCAAACAAAGCAAAATTGCCAGTGGTTGAAATAAACAATGCCAATGATGCAGTAGCAGAAAATCCAAGATTCTTTGATGAAACAAAACCTGTACACAGTGTACTAGCAGGACAGATGTTGTCACAAGGTGTTATAGCAGATCCTCTAATTGGCCCGATCAGTTCAAACAGTCAAAGAGAATCTCCGAGTACAGTATTTGGAATAAGCACTGCTGGAAGACCTGTATACCAGGGCGGATTAACAGATGCACAGATATCAGCCAAGGTAGCAAGCAGTACACTACAAGCAAATGAAACAACAGTGATAGCACGTAAAGGTGGTCACAGTATTGTAATGGATGATGGTGATCTTGCAGGTGAAGATAACCTAACTAGAATACGTACCAGTACTGGTCATCAAATTATGATGAACGACACTGAAGGCAAACAGACAATTCATATTATGCATGCAAACGGTCAAACTTGGGTCGAACTGGGCAACGAAGGAACAATTGATCTGTATGCATCAAACAGTCTAAACATTCGCAGTGCTGGCGAACTAAACATGCATGCTGATCGTAATATTAATATAGCCAGTGAACTAGGCAGTGTGAATATTTTTGCTAAACGTGCTATGAGTTTAGAAACTGGTAGTCTTAGTCTTACAGGTACAAACAGTATATTAGCATACAGTAAAAGCATGGTTGGAATCAAAAGCGATGGTGCACTGAATTTAAACAGTAGAATTGGAGGATGGGGTGCAGGCACTGGACTTACGCTCGAAGCTGGATGTATAAAGTTAAACAGTGGATCCGCATCGCCTGTGTCAAAAACATCTGAGATTCCAAAACTGCGACTACCAGATACAAAATTTGAACCTGCTCAAGGTTGGATTGCAGCGCCAGGTGCAATTGAAACAATTGTTACAAGAGCACCAACACACGAACCTTATGCAAACAGAGGTACTGGCGTAAACACCAGTACTAGTTTAGAATCTGCTGCTGAACAGGTTCCACTTGATCCAAAGACTCAAGAAGCAGTTACCAAAGCAGAATCAACTGAAATTGATACTGTAACAGAAGCAGATTATGAACAACAGAGTCAGGCAACTACAAACGTAGGTAAAATTACTTCTGAAAAAGTTACAAGTATGGTGGCACAATCAAGTAAACTTGTACCACAAGCTTCTAATGAAATATCAAATGCATTTGGTGTTGGCAAATTTGGATTTAGTGCAACAGAATTAGAAAAAGGTGGTCTACTCAAACCGGGTACTGCTGAGTTCTTTCTCAAAGATGCTACTGCTGATCTAAACACTGTATTAAGCAGTTCAAGTGTGTGGACTGGATCTCAAGGGATTAATGGAGTAAGTGATTTCCTCAACAACGAAACTCTACAAGATTTGACCAAAACTGATTTGTTCAATAAAGGCTTGGGAGAATTGCAAAATGCAGGAATAGTAACTGGACTTGAAAATGAAGCATCGCTTGGTGGACTTATCAGTGGAGCAAGCAAGTTTGGTGTAGATGCAGTGAAAAAATGGCAGGACGGAGCCGCAACACTTGGCGAAACATTTGCTGGAGCAAACAGTGCTCCTATAACCAGTAACCAAATGAGCGAATTGGTTAGAGGCGGACAGTATTCTATACAATTGGCACAACAAAAACTAAGCAATGCGATACAAGGATTTTCTACAGGCAGCGGCGGAGTGGTTGGAACAACTATTCGTACATCGATTGATACCGCATTGGAGACAGTCGTTGCAAGCAAAAAAGTCAATGGTGTAATAAGCACATAATTTAGGACACTAAATACAGTATGGCAACATTTATTGGATATAGTACAATTAACCAGTACAAAAGTTATACAGTCACTGATTTTGATTTAATCAAACGTGATTTGTTAAATGCATTGACCATACGTCAAGGTGAAATGCCAGGTCGTCCTAATATTGGTACAACTATGTTTTCTCTAATTTTTGAACCACAAGGGGAACCAACAAACAAAGCAATTATTAAAGAAATACAACGTGTGGTTGCACAAGATCCACGGATACAAGTGAACGATATAAATGTGTATCCACAAGAAAACGGAATCTTAATTGAACTTGAAGTTGATACAGTCAGTGGGCAACAAGGTGAACTTCTAAACATATTCTTTAACAACCAAACAATGCGAGCCGCTTACTCGGGCGTGTAGTATAAACTACCCAGTTTATTTTGTTCATAAATACAAGGTAAGGATAGATACACATGGCTAAAACTACAAGACAAACCAGTATATTCGGTGTTGAAGATTGGAAGAGAATCTACCAAACTTATCGTGAAGCAGACTTTCAGAGCTATGACTTTGAAACACTTCGCAAGAGCTTTATAGACTACATTCGTTTGTACTATCCAGAAAGTTTTAATGACTATATTGAGTCAAGTGAATTTATTGCACTGCTTGATGTTATGGCGTTTATGGGACAAGCAGGAAGTTTTAGAAATGATCTAAACACCAGAGAGAACTTCATTGATACTGCTGAACGAAGAGACAGCGTAGTACGTCTTGCTGAACTAGTAAGTTACACACCAAAACGTAATACAGCGGCACAAGGTTTTATCAAAGTACAAAGTATCAGTACTACAGAAGGTGTAATCGATTTTACAGGTGTAAATCTTTCAAACATCACAGTCAACTGGAATGATACCACAAACGCAAACTGGCTAGAACAGTTCACAGTAATTGTTAATGCCTCACTTAGTGGAAGCCAAAGATTTGGACGCCCGGGTAATACGCAAACTTTACTTGGTGTGCAAACTGATGAATATCAATTAAATCTAATACAGGGATTTTTACCAGTAATACCATTTAGTCAAGTTGTAAATGGAACTAATATGACGTTTGAAGCAGTGAGTGCAACAAGTTTAGATGAAACATACTTGTACGAACCAGCACCTGCACCAAACGGTGCCCTAAATATACTATATAGAAACGACAAACAAGGTTATGCTAGTGCAAATACTGGTTATTTCTTTTACTTCAAACAAGGTAGTTTACAAGATCAACAGTTTAATCTTGGAGAAAGAATAAGCAACAGAATTGTTAACGTAAACATTGAGGGAATCAACAACGAAGATACATGGTTGTACCAACTTAATGCACAGAACATTATTCAAAGCGAGTGGAAAAAAGTAGAAAACATCTATGCCGGTGCTACAGAAGAACTTACTCCAGAACAACGTAGGTATTTCACTATTACATCAAGAACAAACGATCAGATTGATCTAAACTTTGGTGACGGGGTTTTTAGTAGTATTCCTGTTGGAACATTTAGAACTTATGTGCGTTCTTCAAATGGTTTGAACTATATTATTAATCCAGATGAAATGCAAAATGTAACACTTAGTATTGGATATGTTTCTAAGACAGGAAGAAATGAAACACTCACTCTTACATGTGCATTAACACAACCTGTGAGCAATGCAGCTAGTAGAGAAAATATAAACGACATCAAGCAAAGAGCTCCTGCAAGATATTATACACAAAATAGAATGGTTAATGGTGAGGACTACAATAATTTTCCATATACGCTTTATTCAACTATAATCAAGTCCAAGGCTGTTAATCGTAGCTCAATTGGCACTAGTAGATACTTGGATCTTGTAGATATCACTGGAAAATATTCAAGCACCAATGTATTTGCATCAGATGGAATGATATACGAAAATACAGAAGTGCCTAGTTTTACATTTACGTTTATTGATCAAAATGACATAACTGATGTTATTGTAAACCAAGTCGAGCCTGTACTTTCTAGTAGAGGAATGCAGGAGTTTTATTATGAAAACTTTCTTCGTCCAAGTTTGACAACACTAAATTTAGAATGGTCGCAAAGCACGACATCAAACAACGAGACAACAGGATTTTTTAAATTTGTTGCAAGTGGTGCACCAGCACCAGTTGGTCCACAAGCAAGTGATAATAAAAAGTATATTGCAAAAGGTGGATTAATTAAATTTGTTCCACCTGCTGGATATGTTTTTAATAATTTAAACAGACTTAGAGTTGGGTCAGCAACACTACCTGGTGATAAGACTGAATTATGGGCAACTGTTAGTAATTTAGAACTTGATGGTACCAATCAAGGAACTGGTAACAATGCAGACGGCACAGGACCAGTAACACTTAATAATTTTATTCCAACTAATGCAGTTCCGACACAAGTAATTGTTAATTTTATTACTGATTTACCTACTGCTATCGAAACAACAATGAGAGATAACATTGAACTCTACAGAAACTTTGGATTAGGATATGATAACCTAAACGAAACTTGGTATGTGATTACCGCAAGCAACCTTGATAGTAGCGTTACTTTTAGTTTAGCAAATGCACAGAATACAAGCGGAACAGGTTTGGACAATAGTTGGTTGGTCGATTTTCAAACAGACGGTGTAACCTATACTGTCAGTTCAAGGAGTTTAGACAGGTACTGGGCAAGTGTTCTAGAAACACGTTTTTTCTATGATGGCTCACAGAAAGTTTATGATCCAAAAACTGGTAAAGTAATAAATGATTTTGTCAATGTTTTAAAAACAAACAATCAACCCGATGCAAGCACACCTTTAAATAGTGACGAGATATTAGACATTATTGGACAACCAGTTGAGTCAGATGGTTTTATTGATGATTTTAGAGTTAGGATAAGTTACAAAGATTCAGACAATGACGGCATTCCTGATAATCCAGATTATTTTGAAACATTGGTTGCACCAGACACAAACCCAAATAGTAAAAGAATCTATCTACAACAAACAATCGACTTTGATAATCTTGAAAGGTATACACCACTGGCAAGTGGAGTTGTAACCGGTACACTAGCCACCAAAGATGCTATTGAATTAGTAAAGAGTGAATATATCAATGGACAGGTATTTTATGCTTATACTGATAAAAAGTTTTATAACTTAACTGTGGCATACAATGGTGTAAGAACTATCGCCGAAGTCACTGGGTACCAAACATTCGTAGGCAGACAAGATCTTAATTTCCAGTATAGGCATAATGCTCCACTGAGCAGACGTATTGATCCAGGTACAACTAATATTATTGATATCTATTTGCTTACACAAGCATACTATACTGCATATCAAAACTACATTAGAGACACAACTGGAACAGTTCCCGAACCAGCTAGACCAACAATTGATGAACTTAATACTGCATATAACACACTTAATCAATACAAAATGATCAGTGATAATATTATACTAAACAGTGTGACGTTCAAACCCTTATTTGGCACAAAAGCAGCAACTGAACTTAGAGCAACAATTAAATGTGTAAAAAATACAATTAGCACAGTTAGCACAAGTGAAATAAAAAGTCAAGTGATAAATGCAATCAATCAATACTTTACTATTGAAAATTGGGACTTTGGTGATACTTTCTTCTTCTCTGAATTAAGCAGTTACTTACATGATCAACTTGGAAGTATTATTAGCACAGTTGTACTTGTTCCAACCAATCCGTTGAAAAGTTTTGGTGATTTATACGAGATACGTTCTCAATCAAATGAAATATTCGTTAACGCAGCAACTGTTAATGATGTTGAAGTTATTGATGCACTAACAAGCAGTCAACTTAGAACTGCATCAAACAGTGGAGTAGTATAAACTATGGCTAAGCGTATACGCTCTGAAGATTTTTTACCAGAAATCTTCCAGACTCCTGCAAACAAACAACTGCTAAGAAGTACCCTTGATCAACTTACACAGAATCCCAAGTTAAAGCCAACTGAAGGATATATTGGACGTAAAATTGGTCCTGGTGTAACTGCATCAGATAGTTACGTACTAGAACCAACACAGACAAGAACAGATTACCAATTAGAGCCTGGAGTTGTACAACTAAAAACAGATACTCGTACTGTTGAAAATGCAATTACATACCCTGGGATCATTGATAGTTTGCAGATGCAAGGAGCAAACGTAACACGCGATGATAGACTTTTAGAAAGTGAACATTATAGTTTTGATCCAATGGTTGATCTTGACAAGTTTGTAAATTTTGGCCAGTATTATTGGATACCAGCAGGACCAAACAGTGTAGATGTATTTTCAAATGGTGTACCAACAACTGATACATTTGATGTTACATACAACGACGGTTACAATTTTTCAGGCGAATCTGGAAGTCTTCCAACACTTACTCTTGTGCGAGAAGGAAATTACGTATTTGATGTAAACACCAGTGGTAGAAACTTTTGGATACAAAGTGTTCCTGGAACATCAGGAGTATTACCACAACAAGCAAATCAAAGTTCAAGAGACGTGCTTGGTGTAAGCAACAATGGTGATGATGTTGGCGACGTGGTATTTAATGTTCCTGAAAAAACTGCACAAAACTTTTACTTTACACTTGCTGACATTGGTGCAACTGATTTAATTGAAGATACACTTAAATTTAGCGATATTAACAATCAATTTGTTGATGTGTTCTTAGCGGCAAATGGTGGAATAGATGGTATTGTAGATTTACAAAATCGAACACTTATTATTACAACAGATACTGACTTAGGATGGGAAAATTTTACTCCTTTTGATGACACGTTGTTTGACCAGGACAATCCAGGAATACCAAATGCGGCATTTGATAACAGTGTACCGTTAGCAACAGATCCCGAGCGTTATGTACAGTGGAGAATTAACTTCAACTATGCCGACCCTCTCCGTCCGTTTATGGAACTTACAAAAGTACAAGATGTTGCTAATCTAAGCAAAACAGAAATCCAATATGGAACTGAGTATGCTGGTGCAACTATGTACAAAAATGCAGAAGGTGAATTTCAAAGACAGCCTTTAATTACTGCAAACTTAGATATACTTTACTATCAAGATCAAAGTGATGAAACAAACTTTGGTGTGATTAGAGTTGTTGATCAAGCCAATGCCGAAGATTTGCTAATTGAGGACATACTCGGGCAAGTGAACTATACCTCACCAAACGGTGTGGTATTTTCAAACGGATTGAAAATTAATTTTATAGGATCTGTTGTTCCGGTAAGTTATGCAAACATAGAATATTACGTTGAAGGAGTAGGTACTGCCATCGAGCTACTTCCTGTAACAGATTTTGTTACACCAGAAACATTTACCAAATCAGAGACTGTACCTTTTGATAGCCTAACTTTCGACGAAGGTGGGTTTGATGCTACTTCGGATGCTCCAACAGTTCAAGACTATATGCTTATGAATAGAGCTTGCATTGACTTAAATGCATGGTGCAGAGGTAATAGATGGTTTCACATTGATGTGTTGACTGCAACTGCAACATACAATAATACATCGTTATTAATAGATAACGATGCAAGAGCAAAACGTCCGATACTTGAATTTAAGAAGAATTTGAAACTTTTTAACTATGGAACAATTGCAACTACTCCAATTGATATAATAGATTTTGCTGAAACAGATGCGTTTTCAAATATAAACGGAACTGCTGGGTATGCGGTGGATGGATATAGTTTTGTAGACGGTTCAAGAGTAATATTCTCTGCAGATATTGATCCAGAAGTAAAAAATAAAATATATACGGTAAAGTTTGTCAATCTTGGTGCCGGTGATGTAATTGATTTACAACCAGCAAGTTTAACCGTATCTGATACAGCAACAAATACAACGGTTGTTGTGTTGTCTGGTGCAACTGAACAAGGAAACGCCTATTGGTTCAACGGGACTACATGGATTTTAGCACAACAGAAAACTGATACCAACCAAGCACCGTTATTTGATATCTATGATGCAAGTGGGTATAGCCTAAGCGACATCACAGTGTATCCATCTAGCACCTTTGCTGGAACCAAAATATTCAGTTATGCAATAGGAAGTGGTGCAACAGATAGTATTATTGAACAACCATTGAAATATCTAACCATTGCCAACGTTGGCGATATTGTATTTGATAACAACCTTTATACTGACACATTTTTATACGTTAACGGAACAGTTAGTAAAACAGAAAAGATTGACAAAGGATTTGTAAGACAGTATAATAGTATCAGCACATTTGAAAAACTTATCGGATGGCAAACCAGTTTTACAACTGAGGTACAACGTCAAAGTTTCAGTTTTGATTTTGCTGGTGATCCACTGGTTCTAGATATTGATGTGATAAGTGATAGTAGTCTTATTCCTGTAAAGGTTTTTGTAGAAGGTCAGTTTGTTCTTCCAAGCACTTATACCTATGCTACCAACAGTGCTGGCGTAACTGAAATTACATTTAATGCAAATACATTAGGGCAACCAAATACTTTGCCTGCAGTTGGAGCAGTAATTGAAGCACAGGTAATCAGTGACAGTGCAAGTAGTATTGGATTTTATACTATTCCAGATAACTTAGAATCCAACGCAATGAACGAAAATAGTGCAAGTTTTACACTAGGTACTATCAGAACACACTATGAAACAATTTGCCAAAATTTAGAAAACTTTACAGGTAAAATTCATGGTGCAAACAACGTTCATGACTTAGGAAATGTTATTCCTTACGGTGACCTTATTCTTCAGCAAAGTGCTCCGTTGACACTTACTACTCCATTTATAAATGAAAGACAGTTTGAGTACTTTCGTGCCTTAGACTTCAATGCAAGCGAATATAACAAAACAAAAAATAAAATACTAGAATATGTTGCAACTAACGACTGGGAATCAAAGACATCTGCACAAATACTTGATGATACATTGATTGCAATCAATGCAGGTAAAACAGAAACTACTTCGTTTTACTGGACTGATGCAATTCCAAGTGGGACTGTGTTTGATACAACAACTTATACAGTAAGTCCAATTACAACACATACTTTTGATACTCTAAACAGTTACAATTTTACAAGTGCAAACTATAAAGGTATACTTGTTTACTTGACTCCAAAAGCCACTGGAATACAAACACAACTAGTTGGAGATGGACACGATTATACAGTTGCAACTGATGGCCCTCGTATTACCATTGATAGCACTAGTATAACACTAGCAATTGGCGATATTATTACTATAAATGAATATACTGCTACCTATGGAAGTTATGTTCCTGCAACTCCTAGTATGTTAGGTTTATATCAAGTTTATAAGCCACAGATGTTTTTAGATAATACCTATATAACTCCAACCAATGTGATACAAGGACATGATGGTAGTTTAACAGTTGCATTTGATGATGGTGATTATAGAAATGGTGTACTATTAGAATTTGAAAAAAGATGCTATAACAATATTAAATTAACTTCTGAGGAAAAATATAATCCACCTCTACAAGCAGTGGATGTTATTCCGGGACAGTTTAGAACAACTGATTATACACTTACAGAAGTAAACAACATTCTTAATAGAAGTTTTCTTTCATGGGTAGGAACGCAGAGAGTACCTTATAAAGATCAAACATATGATGCTGACAATGGATTTACTTGGAACTATAGTCAAAGTGAAAATAGATTAAATGGCGATCCACTGTTGGGTTTTTGGAGAGGAATTTATTTCCAACTTTACGATACAGATGCTCCTGATACACGTCCATGGGAAATGGTTGGACTAAGTGAAAAACCAGACTGGTGGAATACAACATACGGACCTGCACCATACACCAGTGGTAATACTGTGCTCTGGCAGGATATGGCTGACGGTAAGATTGCTTACCCAACCGGTGATGTAACAAAAACACGATATATACGTCCACAACTGCTGGACTGTTTGCCAACTGATTCTCAAGGAAATTTAGTTGATCCAATGATAAGCATTGTTGGAAGCTATGACCTTAATAGTTTTAAAAAGTCGTGGGTAGCAGGAGATTATGCTCCTACACAGACTACTTGGAGACGTAGCAGTTACTATCCTTTTGCGATACAAAGATTACTAGCACTGACTAAACCAGCAAAATACTTCAGTTGGTTTGCAGACAGAGATTTATACAAATATGACGCAACTTTAAAACAATGGTTGTACAACAAACGATTTAGAATTAACACTACCGAAGTTCAAATATATGGCGATGGAACTTCAAAGAATAGTTATATAAACTTTATTGTAGATTACAATAGAATATCTGGATTAGATAGTACTACTTTACTCACAACAAGATTGAGCAACCTCGACATACGTTTGTGTTACAGAATGGCTTCATTTAGCGATCAAAGTTATTTGAAAATATTTTCTGAAAAATCATCTCCAAATAGTCTCAATAGTAGCTTGTTATTGCCTGATGAGAGCTATCAACTTTCATTATATAAAAATCCAAGTTTCAATGAAGTAGTGTATTCAGCGGTGATTATTCAAAGAACTAATACTGGTTGGAGTGTAGCAGGTTATTCAACTACAAAACCTTATTTTAATATTTTAAAAAGTACTGCTGCTGGAACGTTTTTAACTTTTACAGTCAACGGAACTACTGCACGTGTCCCTCAAACATTCACTGATGACGTAGTACAAGTGCCTTATGGTTATGAGTTTACTAGTCAAAGTGCAGTAGTTGATTTCCTAGTAAGTTATGGACAATTATTAGAACAACAAGGACTGACATTTGATAACACAGAAAATGATCTAATACTTAACTGGACACAAATGGCACAGGAGTTTGTATATTGGGTAGGGCAGTCCTGGACAGTTGGCAGTGTGTTAAATCTCAATCCAGCGGCGAATGTTTTAAAATTAAGTCAACCCTTTAGTGTTGTTGAAAGTTTAGCAAGCGAAGGCATAAACGATATAATGCTTAATCAAAACTTTCGACCAGTTTTTTCTGAAGATTATGCAGTTGAGAGATTGGATAATGAGCTTAAACTTATTGGACTTAACAACAATACTTTTAGTTTCTTAAATGCAAGATTTACTTCTTATGAGCACATAATTGTTTTTGATAACACAAGTATTTTTAACGACCTAATGTATCAGCCAGTAACTGGTGCCAGACAAAATAGATTGTTGATAAATGGTTTTACAGTATATGACTGGAATGGAACACTTGATGCTCAGGGTTTTATACTTAACCAAAATAATGTCAAGGAGTGGGAGCCAAATGTTGCCTACACCAAAGGACAAATTGTAGAATACAAAAACAGTTACTGGAGTGCTACTACATTACTTCCACCTAGTGGAACATTTGTGTTTGCAGATTGGATAAAAAGCGATTACAATAGAATACAAAAAGGTCTATTGCCAAACTTGGCGACCAAAGCAGATGAGCTGCAAGACAACTATAATATACACACTGCAAATCTCGAAGGTGATGCAACTCTATTAGGACTAGGATTAATTGGATTCCGTCCAAGGCAATATATGCAAAATCTAAACTTAGATGATATATCACAGGCAGGATTGTATGCAAGTTTTCTAGGAACAAAAGGAACAATCACTGCTGCAGAAACATTTACAAGTGCTAATCTTGGTAAAGAGACAGCAGAATATGATATATTTGAAAACTGGGCAATACAAAGAGCATTGTATGGTGCAAATGCAAATAGAAGCTACTTTGAATTACAACTAGACGAAAGCAAGTTGTTAAGCAACCCAGGTACTATTGCAGTTATAAATCCACAACAAGCAAGCAATGCTGATCAAACAGTTTTGATTTCAGATATTTACAAACAAAGTTATAAAATAACAAATACTAACATTTTACCAACTGTTGGCAGTATTCCAGAAGATGTAGGATTTCCAAGTGCTGGATATGTAAACTATGACGATGTAAACTTAAAAGTGTTTGATTATAATGACCTAACTAATGTAGTAAATGATCTTGATAACATTGTGGTTGGCACAAATATATGGGTTGCTAAAGCTAATAGCTATGATTGGAATATTTATAGAGTAAACTTAGTAAAATCAACTTTAACCACTGCGGTTGATAACCTAAACGGAACTAGTACATTTACGTTTGATGTGCCACATGGCTTAATTATTGGGCAACGTTTGATTGTAAAATTCTTTAATACAGACGTCGACGGTGCATATATTGTGCAAACTGTGCCTGGATTAAAAACACTCACAGTGACACTGAGCCTACCCGAAGGTATTACAACAATCACAAACGGAGATGGCAGATGCTTTACGCTTGAGAGTGTGAGAGTTGCACAACCAAGTGATATACCAGCGTTGAGTTTTTCAACTAGTCTTACAACTGGCAATGAAGTTTGGGTTGACAACAATGGATCAGATAATTGGCAAGTATTACAGAAACAAAATCCATTTGGAACTGCTACCGAGCTTCAAGCAACACTACCAATAATCAATGATCTTTTTGGAACAACTATTGCACAAGGTTTAAACAATCAAGGATTACTAGTAGGTGCAACAGGTTATGCAAGTTCAATAGGTGGCGTATATGCTTTTAATAAAAATGACACCGGCATCTATTTAGAAAAAACAGTTCTTTCACCAGATGCATCTTTATCTTTTTCAGGATTTGGATTTAGTTCTGACGCAGGTAATACAGAATGGGCAATTGTTGGTGCACCAGCATCTGACTCCAATAAAGGTTATGCAACTGCAATCAATAGAACTGCATCAAACGGAAGTTTTGCACTGTATCAAAACTTTAATACTGGAACAAACGATGCAGACAAGTTTGGTTATAGCGTAGCAGTAAGCAACGATGAGCAATGGATGTACATAAGTGCTCCAGCTGATAATAAAGTTTATGCTTACAACAAAGTAAACGTACAAGATCAACGCTTGGAATTCACAGGTGACGGTGCAAATAGTGATTTTGTAATACAACCAACAATACAAGTTTCAGCAAGTGTTGCAACCGCTCAAACACAGATTGCAGTTACTAGGAATAATGTAGCTCAAACTGCTGGGGCAGATTATACTGTATCAGTAACTGCAGGCTTGCAACAGGTAAACTTTACCACACCACCAAATGAAAATGACGATATCGTAATAATTCGAAGACAGAGTCAAACTTACTTTCCTATAGGATCAACAACAGACTTTAGTTTTAGTACGTTGTTCACTGCTAGTGACATATATTCAATGACTGTGATTAACGACAGTAAACTATTACGTCCATTTTTTGATTATACTATTGTAGGAACAAATGTAGTGTTAGGATCAGCTATAAGCAGTGGTACACTTACTATAAATGCGAAAACACATTGGGATTTTGTAGACACCTTTACTGCAACAGGCATAGGAGCAAGTGATCAATTTGGTTATGATATTTCTACCACAACAGACGGTAGACAGATACTAGTTGGTACACCAGATGCTACAATTGGTTCAAATGATTTTGCAGGTGAAAGTTACATAATTGACAGAAGCGTTGAGAGATTTCAAGTCTCAAATGCCGCAACTGTTGCATACACAACTAGTGTCACACCGACTACACCAGTGTCAGTAACACTTAACGGCACATATCTTATTCCAACTGGTAATGCAAACAATGCTCAGTTTAGCGTGGCAGGGAGCGTAATTACAATTGGCACAACTCTTAATCCAGTTACACTAACAGTTGGTGATATAATAGAAGTTGAAACAAATAGTTTCTCTACCTTACAACAATTTAACAGTGCCTTAAATGGAGGAAACTACTTCTTTGGTAGAACTGTAGATATGTGTTCAACAAATTGCAGTGCATATATTGCTATGCCTAACGATAGCGTTGTACAAACTGAAGCAGGAAGTGTTGAGCGTTGGATCAATCAAAGTAGATTATTTGGAACTATCACCGGAACTGTAACCAATCCGGTTTTAACTGCCACAGATACTATTCGAATTAACAATTACTATGTGACACTCACTGGCACCACTGTTGCAAGTTTGGTTACAGATATTACAACTGCTAATATACCAAACATTACTGCTTCTAGTGTGGGCGGAGCATTGCAGATTAATCTTGTTGATGTTTCAGCTGGTGAGCAGTTTATAAAATTACAAGTAGCACCCGGAACAGGAACTGCATTTGTAGATCTTGGTTTAACACCTTGGATCTATGCACAGACAATCACTGCACCAGCACCACAGACTTATGCACACTTTGGAACAAGTTTAAGTATCAGTGATGATGCAAATACACTTGTAGTTGGTGCTCCTGATGCAACTGCATATTTGCCAACAACTTTTGATACCAGCACAACATACTTTGATTCGGGCTCAACGAATTTATTAGACCCATTACCCGAATCAGGTGTGGCATTTACATATGATTATCTAAATGCCGCAAATGCCAGTGCAACTAACCCAGGCAAATTTGTTTATGGACAACAGATTTATGATACAACATTAACCAGTTTAGATAAGTTTGGATCATCAGTATCATACGTTGATGGCACGTTATTAGTTGGTGCACCAAATGATGATCTCAATGATAGTTCGGGTGACTTTGGTAGAGTAACACAATTGGTAAATGCTAACAATGAAGCAAGCTGGAAAGCACGTTATACTGAGACACCAGTTGTTGATGTTGCTTTATTGAATAGTGTATTCACATACAACAATATTAGTAATACAGTTACTACATACTTGGATTTTATTGACCCAATACAAGGAAAAATACTTGGTGCTGCACGTGCAAACATTGATTACACAGGTGGGCTTGACCCAGCAGCATACAATACTGGAACTGTAAACAACTACGGATCACAGTGGAGAAATGAGCATCTAGGTGAAATGTGGTGGGATTTATCCACAGTAAGGTTTATAAACTATAATCAAGATGACATTGCTTTTAGAGCAAGACGTTGGGGACAACTGTTTGACGGATCAAGTGTAGATGTTTACCAATGGATTGAGAGCTCAGTAACACCTGCAAATTACACAGGCGAAGGTACAGTTTACAGTACGGTAAGTTATACAACTACAACACAACTTGACAGTGCCGGCACGTTTGTTACAACTTATTATTATTGGGTTAAAGGATTGACTGCGGTAAGTCCTAACAAAACACTTAGTTCAAGTGGTATAACACAGTATATTGATAATCCAAGAAGCAGTGGAGTAAGTTATTGTGCCGCGATCGCACCCAATGAAATCACACTTTATAATTGTAAAAGTTTAATAAGTGCAACAAATACTATACTGCATGTTGAATTTGATAAAATTGCCAATGACGATAACGTTCACAGTGAATACGACTTAATTACAGTAGGTGATAAGAACAGTTTCTTAGGTGCTCAACTTTATAGAAAACTACTTGATAGTTTTTGTGGAGCAGATACAGTAGGTAATCTAGTACCTGATTCAACATTAAGTTTAGCAGATAGATATGGTGTTAGTTTTCGTCCAAGACAAAGTTTGTACGTTGACAGATTCCTTGCACTACAAAATTATATGACTCGTGCAAATAGTATTATGTCAGTGTATACAATTTCGGAAAGCAAAAGTTTAACGTTGCTTAATAGTGAGGAACCAGAGCCAACCATCGCTAGTGGAGCATGGGATAAAAGATTATTAACATATGCTGAACTAACATATCAAGATCTTAGACAGGTAGCAGTAGGTTACAAATATCTTGTAGCAAGTGATATTAACAACGAAGGCTTATGGACAATTTATACTGTAGAGGCAGGTCAAACACTATTACTATCTAGAGTACAAACGTACAAAACCAATCTATATTGGAGTTATATTGACTGGAATGGAAAGAATTCTGATGGTACTACATTTAGTTCAGCTAATGCATCAAGTTATGATGTAAAAGTTTACAGTGAACTATTAGCACTGGAAAATGTAGCCAATGAACAGTGGGCAACAGTAGAAGCAAACAGCAATGGCAAACAAGAAGTATACCAGTATAGCACAACAACTGGTGAATGGACAAGAGTTTTTTTACAAGATGGAACAATTGCAGTTGACAATACTATTTGGGATTATTCAGTTGGAAATTTTGGCTTTGATGTTGAAGTTTTTGATGCACAAAGATTTGATCAAGCACCAATTACTGAAACCAGGCAGATACTTGAAGCTCTAAACACACAAATTTTTACAAACGAACTTCTTGTATTTAGAAATGAATTGTTAATACTCGCATTTGAATTTATAATGAGCGAACAACCTGCTCCAGATTGGTTGTTTAAGACCAGTTTGATAGATGTAAATCACAAAATACGTGACTTGATAGAGTATCCTATTTTTAGAAGAGACAATCAGGACTTTGTTAGTGAGTATATCAAAGAAGTTAAGCCTTATCATGTACAAGTTAGAGAATTTAATCTACGTTACGAAGGCGAAGACACTTACAATGGTAGCGTAACTGATTTTGATTTACCAGCCTACTATGATTCACAGTTGAATCAGTTTGTTTCACCTATACTGGATGATAGTGAAAATCCAAAATCATTAAGTGCAGTACCTAGTACAGATTCTATATGGACAACCTTTCCGTGGAGCCAATGGTATCAAAATTATAAGTTGGTAGTTAGTGGTGTAACAGTTGTGACCGGAGGAACAGGATACACAGTTGCTCCGCAAGTGGTTGTAACTGGAGATGCAACAACGCAAGCAACACTGAGAGCAGTTGTTAACACTGCAGGTGTTGTAACCAGTATCACTCTACTTACAGCTGGTAGCGGGTATATAACAACACCAACAATTACCATATCGGGTGGCAACGGCTCAGGTGCAACAGCAGTTGCAGTCTTACAAACACAACAGGTACGTGATTTCACTACTACTATTGCATATAACAGGATCACGTATACAAGTCAAGTGATAGATTGGACTGCTAATACTGCATTCATTGCTAATCAATTAGTTAGATTTCCGGTTCCAACTGTTGGAGTTGTAAACGTTGCCCTACCAAAAGTGTACCAAGCAATTTCTGACTTCACATCAGGAAGTAGTTTTGATCCAGAAAAGTATACCATTGTTGATGCAAGCACATTAGACGCCGCAGACAGAACAATTGGTTTATATAACCCTGGACCAAACGAGCCAGGCAGAGAATTAGCACAGGTAATGACTGGAATTGATTATCCCGGTGTACAGGTTGATGCTCCAGACTTCAATCAGAACACAGGATTTGATATAGGAAATTATGATATAAATCCATTTGATAATATCAGTTTTGGACCAGAAGGATTACCAACGTATGATCCAGCAATACTAGATGTCATATACGAAAGTTCATTTACAGATACGTATTTAGGTACAAGATCTACAGATATCAATGTTGAAGGTGGAGCATTTATTGATACTTACAGTTCGCATGCTCCTGAAGAACTAGTACCAGGAAGTGAATTTGATACACTAGATCTTAAAGTTTTTACTCGTCCAGGAAGCGACTGGAATGGAGACGGACATGGTTTTGAAATTGCTAGTATCAGTAATGTTTTTACTGCAACAGGCATAAGCATAATTTTTAGCGGTTTGATACAACATCCGGTTGAAGTAATTGTTATAAACTCAACTACACGCCAAGTGTTACCACCAGCTGTTTATACTATTAATTGGGTGACAAAAACAGTTGCAGTAAGCACAAGTGCAAACGCTAGTGTAGGAGATACTATCAGTGTCGAAGTGTATGGACTCGGTGGAGGTTCGCAACTTTACAAAGAAAGTTTTGTCGGCAATACCATAGTAGATAAGAAACAAGATATACCAGTTGCCTTTACTGAAATTGTAGAAATGGTTATCTTTATAAATGGAACACTTCAAACAGAATATGCTTTTGCAGCCAAAGGTTCATTTGATACCACTGTAACTTTTACAAATCAACCAACAAGTACACAGATGGTTACAATTGTTGCTCTTGGAGAAACAACACCAACACAATATAGTTGGAGTACAAGTGTTGCAGAATACTTTAACTATGATGGTAGTACGTCAACATATCCACTTACAAATAGTCTACAAGGCACAAACATTGCTAACATGATAGTTGATAGAGATGGATTTAGGCTACGGCCGCCAGAAGGTATAGAATATACTGGAGATGGATCAAGTCTTGGTCCTTACTATTTGAGTACCACTGCTAAAACCAATCAAGCATTAATAAGCACCTCTGACCTATTAGTTTATGTTGATAATGTAAAACAGAATGTAGCAGTTAATTGGACTCTTAGCACATATGATGGAAGCAGCGATAGGTATATTGAATTTAATACACAGTCTTTACCAGTAGCTGGATCACAAATACAAATCTTTACTACAACTGAATCCGATTACACCATAATCAACACCAGTGATTTAAATCTAAGAGTGAGTGCCGCATTTGATGCACTGTTTGATATTACTACATTTAATGATACTGCCCAGCAAAATATTATGACAAAGGTTTACGTTGGTCCAACCACTCAAGGTATTACAACAGGAGTAGCATATGATGAAGATGCATATGATGAGAGCACTTTTGACGAAACTGTTGGTTCAACCATTGACACAAACAACTTTGCTTTAGGAAGATTGGTTACTGCAAACGCTAGATTAATTGTCACACTCAATGGTGATTATCTTCGACCATCAATTGATTTTACAGTCGCAACAGGCAGTGATAACCTCAGTATATTAACACTTAATTTAAGTATTCTAAATGCGGCTGATGTTTTAGCAGTAACTATGTTTACAAATACAGTCGTTCCAAACAGCTTGAACTTCCGTATATTCCAAGATATGTTAGGCAACCAAAAGTTACTCAAATTAAATACAACAAATACCACTACACTAACACAAGATCTAGCAGTAAATGATGATACAATCTATATAGCTGATGCATCTAAACTTGGCGAGCCAAATCTTGAACAAGGAATATTTGGACAAATTATAATTGGTGGTGAACGTATTACATACAGAGATAGAAATATAGGCGATAATTCCGTAAGCGGATTACGAAGAGGCACTGCAGGAACAGGAGTTTACACCCACTCCATTGACAATACAGTCTCTGACGTAGGAGTAGGTGAGCAGTTACCAACTACATATCAACAAGCAACCGCAACAGATTCCACAGTGGGTGATGGTGTTACTAAAATTTATACCACAACAATAACTATACCAACGCTTTTAGATAGTACAGAACTTGCAGACGCAATAACAGTTACAGTAGGCGGAACAGTGCTTGTACCTGATACTGATTACGCTATTACTGAATCATCGTTAACCAGTACAGAAATAACATTCACAACTGCTCCAGCATCTGGAAGTACAATTGCATTTAGTCAGGTTACTGCCAATGTGATGTACGCACAAGGAACTAATACTGCTAGTAATGGAATTGCATTGCAGGACCAAACTACGCCAGCAGCATTGTTTTTAAAATCCTAGGTAGAAAAGTAAGGTAAATACAGCATGGAACAAGAGAACGCAAATGAGGATTTAGTGACAGAGTCAGAAGAAGTACGTCCTAATGAAAACGGACAAATTGCTATCAGTGGTCATATTAAAATATTTGATCCTAATAGCGGGGAAGTTATTGTTGACAAACGCAACGCTATACACTATGAAAACATAAGTGAATCGTTAGCAAACAGTCTTGCTAACAAAACAGTAGGACAAATTTACAGTATGGCATTTGGCAACGGAGGTAGTAGTGTTGATCCAACAGGTGTAATAACATATCTTCCACCAAATACAACTGGTCAAAATGCCAACTTGTATAATCCGACATATTCAAAAGTGGTTGATGATAATAGTTCAGCCAATACTGATACAACTAGAAACAAACTTACTGTAACACATACCAGTGGAAAAGTTTACAGTGATATACTGGTAAGTTGTTTGTTAGACTACGGCGAGCCATCAGGACAACAAGCATTTGATAACTCTACAGATTTCAATGGTGATTATGTTTTTGATGAACTAGGATTAAAAACCTGGAACGGAAGTGCAACTGATTTACGATTGATTACACATGTGATTTTCCACCCAGTACAGAAGAGTTTAAACAGACAGATACAGATTGATTATACTGTGCGTATACAGACATTAACCAATCTTAGTTCTACATAAATAGTGGTATATTATAAAGATAATAAATAC